CCTAAAGCTCCTAACTTCATCAGTAATGTTATCGGTGATTACAACTACAACTACAACAGCACCAACAATCAAATTGAATTATCAGGATCTTATCCAAATGCTTCAAATTACGTTAGAGTAAAGCAGGTTAACTACTTAACCCCAGATTACTTTGATAACAACGGAGTTGCTAAGAATCAATACACAGGTTCAATTCCTGCAGCTGCTTCTGGAACTTTCGGTGCTGCAACAGGAACTGTTAAGCCTGGTGCTAATTTCTACAACGCTTTAACCTCTACAAATACACAGGGTTTAGATGCAGGTAACTACACTAACATGATTAACTTGTTATCTAACCAAGATGACTACAAATTTAATTTATTAGTGACTCCTGGCTTATGGTATAACGGGCACAGTGCTAAAATGGCAACTATCGTCTCAAATACTCAAAACAGAGGAGACAACATCTTCGTGATGGATTTAGTTAATTACAACTCAACAGTAACTGCTGTAACTGCAGAAGCTGCTAACGTTAACAGCTCTTATGCAGCTGCTTACTGGCCTTGGGTTCAAACAAACGATCCTGCAACAGGAAAGAATGTTTGGGTACCTGCTTCAACTATGTTACCGGGTGTTTATGCATTCAATGATGCAGCCGGAGAGCCTTGGTTTGCACCTGCAGGTATTAACAGGGGTGGAATGAGCACAGTAATTAGAGTAGAACAGAAATTATCTCAATCAAACAGAGATACTTTATACTTAGGAAAAGTTAACCCAATTGCTACTTTCCCTGGAAATGGTGTTGTGGTGTACGGTCAAAAGACATTGCAGCAAAAAGCTTCAGCTCTAGATCGCGTAAACGTTCGTAGATTGTTAATCGAATTGAAGAATTATATCTCTCAAATTGGTCTTGGATTAGTATTCGAACAAAACACAATCGCAACCAGAAACAGCTTCTTAGCTCAAGTTAATCCTTACCTGGATTCAATCCAACAAAGACAGGGATTATATGCCTATAAAGTAGTGATGGATGATACAAACAACACAGCAGACGTAATCGACAGAAATCAATTAGTAGGTCAGATTTATATCCAACCAACTAAGACTGCCGAATTCATCTACTTAACTTTCAACGTTACTCCAACAGGAGCTACTTTCCCAGCGTAATTCAACTTAACTGATATTTATAATCAATAAAACATAAATAAGATGGCAGTATTACAACCTAACGAAATATTCTTCACCGCCTTTGAACCCAAAGTACAGAATAGATTTATTTTATATGTAAGCGGTATTCCTTCATTCTTTATTAAAGGCTTGTCCGGCCTTGAAATTGCCAATGATGAGATTACTTTGAATCACATTAACATTCAAAGAAAAGTAAAAGGACGGTCTAAGTGGAACGACGTTACCATGACCCTCTACGATCCCATTACTCCTTCAGGTGCTCAGGCAGTTATGGAGTGGGTACGTCTAGGTCACGAATCAGTAACTGGCCGTGATGGATATAGTGATTTCTACAAAAAAGATTTGACTGTCGATATCTTAGGACCGGTAGGTGATATCGTTTCTGAATGGATTTTGAAAGGTGCTTTCATCAAGTCTGCTAAATTCTCTGATTTGGATTGGGGACAGGATGCAGCTGCTCAAGAAATTACCTTAACAATCGCAATGGATTACGCAGTATTGAACTTCTAATTAACAATAAGCTTAAAGAAAGAGCCCTCCTATTTATTAGAGAGGGCTTTTTTATTACATGAAACTCATACAAATACTAAACGAAGTTATTTTTCCACCCGGATTAAAAAAAGAGTTATCAAAACTCAAGGACGAAGGCTGGACGGTATTGGGCGGTGGAGATAATGGCATTGCACTTCAAAAAGGAAGCACAGTAAAGAAGCTTACTACTGATGTTGATGAGCTAGAACACGCTGAGAAACTGGTAAACCATTCTTTCTCATGCATTATTCCTATAACAAACGTAGAAATTCTCCCTGATAAAAGAACAGGCATCATTGATATGGTAGATGCTGAAGAATTAGCAGAAGAGGAGAGGCAGGAAATCTCAATTAATGGAACTAAAGCGGAAGATTATTTAGTATATGATGAAGAACTAAACTTAGACCTTTCAGATAAATTAAAAGAATTTTTAACCGGATTAAAAGAAGCATTTAAGAAAGCAGGTATCAACCCAGATGAAATCGACTGGTCACCTACCAACGTTATGAATTACAAAGGAAGTTACGTTTTAGTGGACGTTTAAACCTAATTCATATATATTTATATTAGAATAGTTATAACTAAGAAGTATATGTTAGAAAACAAAATCCCAACTGAAATTATTGAGTTACCTTCAAAAGGCCTTCTTTACTCAAAAGACAATCCATTATCTTCCGGCAAAATCGAAATGAAGTACATGACTGCCCGTGAAGAAGATATTTTAACCAATCAAAATTACATTCAAAAAGGAACTGTATTAGATGAATTAATGAAATCATTAATTGTTAGTAAGGTAGACTACGGTGATTTGATAGTAGGTTATAAGAATGCAGTGATGGTAGCTGCAAGAATCCTCGGTTATGGAAAAGATTACAGCTTTAATTACCTAGGAGAACAATACACTGTTGATTTAACTACTTTAGAAAATAAACCTTTCAGTTTAGACGGTATTGATAGTGAAACAGCAGAATTTTCTTTTACACTTCCTTTCTCTAAAACAGATATAACTTTTAAGATTATTGACCACAACACTGAAGGGAAGATATCAAAAGAGCTAGAAGGCTTAAAAAAGATTGATAAAAATATATCTAGAGAATTATCAACAAGATTGAAATACATTATTAAATCTGTGGATGGTAATAGAGAAGAAAATGTTATCAGGAACTTTGTAGATAATTTCTTACTAGCTAAAGATTCAAGATCACTAAGAGAACACATTAAACAAGTTCAACCCGACGTAGATTTATTATTTACGACAGATAGCGGTGAGGAGGTCGCTATCCCAATTAATCTAAACTTTTTTTGGCCTGACGCTTAAGACGGTTCCTATAGCTAGGAAAAACCTATTCTCTCAGATTCATGAAATTTGCTTTCATGGACAGGGTGGATATGACTGGGATACTGTTTACAATATGCCAATTTGGTTACGCATGTTCACCTTTCATAAAATACAGGAGTACTATGAAAATCAAAATAAACAAACCCAGCAAGCTCAATCAGGCGGTAACAAGACTACTCTGGTAGATTCACAAGGAAATGTAAACAGAGAGCAATTTAAAAAACTCTCCAACGAAACTAAAATACCGCAAGGCTTCTCGGTACCGAAAAAGTAATTCTTTTTTCTATTTATAAAGAAAGTAGATGGCACTTAATCCACAAGAACAAGCACGGTTTAACCAGTTAATACAGGAGGGTATAAGGTATGCCCAACAGCTCGGTGACACAATAACCGAAAGTGCGTTAAATCAACTACCAAACGCTGCTGCCGCTACCAACGCACAGTTGCGACAAGTACAATTAACAGTTAGTGGGTTAGCTCAACAATTTGCAGCGTTTGCCGGAGACGTCTCAGCCGCCAGGCAAAGTTTTGCAGCTATTGTTGATGAAATTAAGGGTATTACCGGCGGAGTTACCCAAGCTACTTCGGCCTTCAGGAAATTAGAAAGTGTAAGCAGACAAGTACAGCAGAACCAAGCCGGTATTGGCGATATGTCTAAAAAGCAATTACGAGGCTTAAAAGATAGAGTTGAAATGGCAACCCTAGATTTAAGACTTTCTAGAGAATCTCTTAGAGTTCAACAAGCAAGATTACAAGTAGGTACAGCAGAATATCAAAAAGTAGCTACTGCCCTTGCAAACGTAGAAGGTGAACTACAGTCAATGGGTAACATAGCTGCTGTAACAGCTGGTATTGAGAACGAAATTGACAAGGTAGATAAATTCAATAGGGCCTTAGGTGCAACCGGCGCCGTAGTTAAAGGTCTCGGTGGATTTTTAGAAAAATTAGGACTCGGGAAGGCAGAAGAACTTTTAGAAATTAAAGAAGCAGAAGCAAAAGTTCAAGTTGAAATGGTGAAAGACCTCCAAACAGTTGATCAAGTAACTGGTGAAATTATAACTAGAGAAGCTACTTATGCAGAAAAATTAAAATACTCCAATATGCTCATTAAAGAAATGGGCAAAAATCTATTATCAAATGCAAAAGATCCTCAAGCAGCACAACAAGCTGTTTTTGCAGGAATAGCAAAAGCAACCAAGGAGGTAGATAAAGCAACTGGTAAGTTTGCTAAAGATATGAACATGACCTACAAAGAGAGTCTTGCTGTAGGTAGAGAAATGTTTTACATAGCTAACAAATCCGGCGACGTTGCTTTAACTCAAGCTAAGCTTTTAGAAACCCAGAGAGCTATCGGTGTTATATTAGGTACTAATGCTAAGTTAAATGAAAAAGATTTAATAACAATAACTAAACTAAGAGAACAAGCCGGAATTACAAATGAAACTAGTGCGGAATATCTAAAATTAAGTAAACTAACAGGAACTACAGTTGAAGGAATTACAGGACAGTTCTTTGCTCAAGCAAAGATTACTGCATCCAACAAAGGAATAGTAGTTAACGAAAAACAACTATATAACGATATAGCTAAAACTTCTGCAATTATTAAATTAAATGTCGGCATGACAGGCACAGGATTAGCAACTGCTGCTGCTAATGCAAAAGCTTTAGGTATCTCCTTAGAGAAAACTGAACAGATTGCTGAAAGTATAACTCAATTTGAATCGTCTATTCAAGCAGAATTAGAAGCAGAGCTTCTAACAGGTAAACAAATAAATTTAGAACAGGCAAGGTATTACGC